TTCAACTCCAAAATGTTGTTTTATTTCTCTCGCAGTAACCACAAAATCTCTTTCATTATTGCTTCCAGGAATACTACAATCTAAAACAATTTGACAACATTCTTGCACAATCAACTCGGCTAATTTGTTGGCACGAGCTGCCATTTCAGGTGCCGCATAACCGGCTTGAAGCATGAGTTCTTTAATCTTCTCGTTCATATCAAATCTCCAAATATTTCAATCATACACCATTATATCATAACCACAGAGGAAGTCAATGAATATTTGACAAAGATACCAAATTGTTGTATAAAAACTACAACAATTAGCATAAATATGGGTGTAGGTCACGGTACGGGAATACCCACCTACTCTAACATAAAAGGACTATGCCAGCATGAATATATATTCAATTTATAAATCTACTTGTACCATTACAAATCAATCTTATATTGGTTTTGATTCTAATTGGCCAAGCCGTATTGAATCACACCAAAAAAGAAGTAAAGAAAAAAATAATATAAAATTTTATAATGCTATCCGCAAATATGGATGGGAAAATTTTACTTGGGAATTATTATATCAAGCTAAAGAAACGGTAGAATCAAAAGATTCACATACATTAACGATTATGGAAAATTTTTTCATAAATGAATATGATACAAAAAATAATGGATACAATACAACAAGTGGCGGTTTTGGTTCATTTCAATACATAAATGAATTAAGAAAAGAAAAATATAAATCTGGTGAATCTGGTAATACAAAAGGATTAAAATACTATAACGATGGTATTAAATCTTATAGATTAAAACCAAATGATGAAAGATGTAAAACATTAACTGCCGGCAGATTAATATGGTTTAATAAAAATTCTGTTTGGTGGAATAATGGTGTAATGGAAAAATGGTGCGCTGAACAACCAGATGAAACCTTTTCAAGGGGTAGATTATACCACCCCCGAAAAGTTAAATCTTCTCCCAATGATAATCATTCTCAGTAGTTTCAACAGTAGGCATATTATCTAAATCAATATACTTCAATTTAAATTCTTTAGCACATTGTTCGTATTTTATATATCCACGTGCATTGTTAACTACTAAAGTTTCACCCATATAATATCTATGGCTATGATGAGTATGACCACAAGTCCATAATTTAATTTGTGGCCTATCTATAATAAACTCCGATAAATCAGATGCAAAACCTCCATTCATAAGAGTATCATTTGCATACCAAGGCGCTATGCTTTTATGAGTAGGCATATGATGTGTTACTGCTACATAACTTTTAGCCTTATCTTGTGTTACAATGTTAATGTAGTCTAACATTTTCTTATGGTCAGCAACCGCATCTTGGGTACTCCAAGTAGCGTTTTCTTCCTTGAATTTATACGATTCAATAATCATATAACCTTTTTCATCTTTGATATAATTATTTTCAGCATCTTTAGCATACAATGGGACTTTTCTACTAAGCTTACGATTGCTATTGATAACACATTGAAAATCATTCATGCTACGGCCAACATGGTACATTGTCAAATCATCTTCCTTGTTCATATCAGTCCATAATGTACCGCCAACAAAGGTGATACCTTGATGTTCCCATGTTTCTTTTTCTAACAAATGAATATTAGGCCAAATACCTAATTGGCATTTCAATGTTTCTTCAGTTTTAGCAATATCAAAATCATAATGCTCATGATTACCCATCACATACACGACATGGGGGAATTGGAATGCTACACGACTGAAAAATTCAAGAACCGTTTTTTTGGCATAACCACCTTTTTTGAATACTTTGGCTGTGCAGATATCTCCGCTGAGAATCAATACCTCAGCGTTTTCTTCGTTCTTTAAATTAATATCTCCGAATTCTAAATGAATGTCGGAGGCTAATGCTATTTTCATAACCATAATCCTGTTTTTTCATCTTTTTTAAAACTGTGTGTTATAAAGAATGGACTATCATCAATCCAAACATCAATATAAATTCCTAATTTTGAAACAACATCTTTTTTAGCCACAAAATTAGCAAATATACATTTATCATTACCAATAATTTTACCTACGGTATCATAAACTTCCGCTGAATCATTATCACCTCTTGCTGTAACGCAATAGATTGTATGACCACGAGATTGAAATAACGAGATAAATGCATTCCAACCTTGCATATCTCTTGTGTAGGTATCATCAAAGTCTAATGCTATTTTCATATAATTCTCCAGTTATTCATCCATTTTAACACAACCAAGGATAAAGTCAAGTGATTTCTTGTCTTTGTTGTATAGAAACAACAGTCAATGGACTATATCGTTTGGCGTATCCACTAAGGTGTATTGGACGCTATTTAGAAGTGCGGATAAGTCTTCCACGCAACCTGTTTGTCTCGCCATGATGACCAATCGACCTAGTATCACACCTGCTAAGGAAGTCGGTGGTAATCGATTGGATGCGCCCCATTCGACCAGTTTATCATCTATTTCTTCCACTAAGTGGATTAATTGGCTATCATCCATTATTTTCCCTATCGTGCCACATTAGTTTACAATCAAAATCATTCTTACCAGTGAGTCGCATACAGTCTTGTATATATTCAATTGGTGTATCATCCTTTTCTTCTACAACTACACTTTTAACCATTTCTGATTTTTTAACTTCTTTGGTAGAAGCATCGGTAGGCATAACAAACACATACACACAAAATAATATACCTGTGCCTATTAGTATAAATCTCCAAAACATACCAATGATAAACACGGCAAATCCAGCAACAATTGTTATTTGCAATATTGATGGTGTGATGCCATAGGATGATAATAATTCAAACATGATTAGTATGGCTCACAAGTTACATTAACTGGCACCATTACACGACCTTGGTCAGTTTTAACATTGAGATAATGGACATTAGGTTTCATTTTGGCAAAGATACATTGTTTAGAAGCTTGCACAACTTCGGTACTTTGCATTGCTTCTGGACCTTCATAACCTTTTAGTTTATATACTTGGCCATTTTTGGTAAAATCATCAGGTGCTTTACTAGAAGAACAGGCAGCCAAACCAGATACGAATAATAACGATAACAACAATTTAGATTTCATTTTATTTCCTCATAATATAATTTAATACTTCTTTTGCTTCATCAAAATTGGAACTCTCTAACATCTTTTCAATACACATAGAATTATGTTCTCTTATCTGGTGTTGCATATTAATCATGTTATTAAAGTTATTGGCTTCAACAGGATCCAGAAAATGCTTAATAGGCTGACCAGCAATACTAACGGTATATACGATATTCATTTATTTCCTCATGATATAATTTATTACTTCATTTGCTTCGGTACACCTGGATTCTACCACACTTTGGTCTATTCTGTCAAGCGTCCTTAGGTTGTTTGCCACTTGTATTGCTTTTAGATTATCTCTTAATTCAGTCAAAGCATCCACAACTGGTTTCCACTTTTCTAAATCAGATTTAGGTTCTGGTACATCATCATGTTCCATAATTACTCCTGAATAATTAACTTACCAATGCCGACATATTCTTCAATAGAATCTTTGAGTTTTTTGTCGGATACTTTTGGTGCAATAAAAACATAATCATACTTTTCATCTACACCACTATCAGATAATGCTTCATTCAAATATACGATAGCAGATTTAGCATTATCAAATTCTTTTAGGCCTTTGTTATTAAACAAATTAGGTTTAGCAATATATTTCATACGCTTCTTTTGCCTTTCAAAATAGGTTTATCTTGTGCTTGATTTAACTGCTCTCTCGCTTTCATCATTGCATCTGCCAAAAGGTAGCAAAATTCAGCAGTCGTTTTGTAATTTTTGTAATCTGAGCATTTAATTACTTGCATAGCTTGAGCAGCAAAGTAATCTCTTAAATCCATGCCTTCACCACTTTTTTTACCATCAGAACTTATCCATTCCAAACTAGGAAATGCTTTCATTTTTTATCTTTCTTTGTTGTGATAACAGGCACCATTTCTGTTGCTTCTAATAACTGCCGTCTCAATGAGGCACATTCATCATTCAGCATTGTGTTCTCTCGCACTATTGGCATGATTACACCTTCAAACATATCCCACAATTTATTAAATTTCAATTCATACAATTGGCGAAGTCCTATCAGAACATCACACGTTTCGGTTGGTTTCAAATCATCATCTATAATGCCATCATATGCAACTTTAATGTCATCAGTAACTTTCCAACAATCCATTATTTGTTGTTCAAAATCAAATCTATCGTTTTCCATAATTTTCCATCCATTCTTTTAAGATTGCTTTTGCTTCTTGCTTCGTCAAATCAAATGCTTCTTGGACATATGGTGTAGCACCAAACATATTCACCACACCACACTCTCTTAGATTATCCAAGTAATCAAACATTTCTTCTTTTTTTAATTTATGAAAATTTGTCATACATAGTTCCTATCTTCTATTCGTTCACACTTTTCACATTGATATTGGTAATATTGGCCTACGTGCTCGCCTTTCCAAGTTAGAGCACCTTTATTGATAAACTTCCAATCATGCCAACAACCGTGCCATAAAAACTGCCATAATTTAATCATAGTTTAATATCCACTTTAGTTATAGAATCCCAGCGGAATGACCGCCAGCCTTGTGCTTCAATATCATAAACTGGTAATACATCATCAGATATTGTTTTAGTTTTCTTGGTTTCTTCAGTTACAACCTGTGGTAACATCTTACGGTCTAAGGTGCATTTCATTGCACGCTCTGTACCATCTCTCTTAGTGAATGTAATGGTTGCTACACCATCATTCAACACAGATTTTAACCAATCTTTGCCTGATTGTGTATCAAAGGCATGAGCTGGTTCTTCATCATATCGCTCAGTAGAGCAATACACTTTTAACTCATCATAAGTGCCTTCAAAGATTGGATTTTCTCTGCCAATTTCTTTGATGCTACATTTATCTTCATACACATGGTATTCATACTCTTGCCAAACATCTTGGCCTATATCAACTGGATAGATGTAGAAACCACCAATTGATTTCTTAAAGTGAGCAATCATCTGAGCTGCTAAACAACCCATGCCGTTATTTTCTCCGACAGTTAAAAACTCCGCCAACTCGGCACCATGACCTGTTGGATAACCATCAAATTGTCTATACATACACACGATTGGTTTTTCACCATCATACACATAAGTTAAGCTTCTAGTTCCCATTTTTAACCTTTTCTTCAAATAATCTATAAGTCATTTCTTTTAACATACCGTCTAACATTTCCCTATCACGGCATAATTTTGCTGCATTTAATAAATGTGAATCGTTCATATCTTTAATACTAATGAATTCACCTGTTTTAGTTTGCCATTTCCAATTACGGAAACTTAAACGCTCACACCAATCTGATTGTGGTGGGTCATACACATTTTCATCAGCCCAGCTCATTTCTCACTCACTTTCTTTAAATCTTTTTATTTCATTATCCAATTCATAAGCAAACCATTCTTTTGCTCTATTCTTATCCAAAGAAATAAAGTTTCTTAACTGCTCAATTTCTTGAGCTTGTTCAATTAAAGTATCTGCAATTTTATCGAAATACGGCTCAAGCCATAATGCACCGTCCGTATTTTTAATTAGTTTGGCTAATTCATTTGCTGTCATTTTGTTCCTCTATTTCTTTTGAATGACGGCAAGAATTTCTATATCCGTAACCTACACAATTACAACTATACTTACCGCCAATCAATTCTACTGTATAAACCTTACCTGAATCACTCTTAACCTGCCATTGTGGATTGGTTGATTGTAAAGTTTTTTCTTCTGATTGTAAAGTTTTTGCTAATTTGTCTAGTGCTTTGTGTTTAACTTTTTCAAATTTACGGCGAGTAGTGCTTACCTTTAATGGTTTCTTTAATACTGTTACCTCATTCGTACCTTCGATAGCATACGCCAAGATATTTGATTTACCATCAAACAAATAGGTATGATTAGGCACATAATATTCACTATCTGACCAATCGGTAACTTCACGGTAAGCACTTATACTCATACAATTCTCCACATAATGTAGCCATTTTAACACAACCACGGAACCAGTCAAGTGATTTTTGTGGTTGTGTTGTTTTTATACAACAGTTATAACTATGCCAAAACAGATTGGAACGATTGGAATTGCATAGCACTATCGTTTAGTGAGTTCTTATAGTCTATGACATTCATTGAACCCATACGACTATTCTCATCTTTGTGGATGGCAGCACAGTTATCGATAGTGGTGCGACCACCATCAGAGTGTGCTACAATGTGTCCGCCCACAGCATCTTTAATTGATAGTGGCAAACCAGTCACATAACATTTTCCGCCTTGCTGACGCCATGCTTGTTCAATCGTTTCAGGTGAGAATACACGAACAGGATCTAAAGGAAGAATTCCACAATCATTGATGTCCATTTCTTCGAGTAACCATGCAATAGATTGTTCTGAGCGTTTCATATCATCATGGACAGTTAAATACTGTTTGAAACATTCACATACTAACCGAATGCCTTTACTATCTCTATGAGTATCCATTCTTAGTATTGAATCATCATTACCAACGAATTTGTCCATTGAATTACGAATCGACCAGTATAATTTCTCATAGTCTTTTACTTTGAAACCGTTTCGACCATATGTTTTAATTAAGTAAATGTAAAACCTTGAAGCAACGGTAAAGTCTTGATTACTCAATAATGTTTTTGAGTTTTCTTTCTTTGCTTTTGCAAAGTTGAGCATAAAGTTTAATGCTTCAGACAAAGCTTTTTGATGTCGTTTAGCAATAGCAGGTTCTTTTGTCCATCGTCCGTTTTTGCCATCACCTAACTCTAAGAAGATGTTTTCCATATCTTCGTTTGAACAAGTCAACCATGTTGGTGAATTGTTTTGTAATTTAACAATCATGGTAAGTAATCGAGTAACGAATTCATCATCACGCAAACGCTTACTTGGTTGTTGAAACCAAACTTGTTTACGATTCTCGGGGTCAAGTGATTTGTATTCGAATAGGTCGTGGTATTTGTTATTCAACCCACGAATTGGTCTACAAGTTTCACGAATGAATTTAGCAACCAGATTATCTTCATAAGAGTTTAACATCTCTTGATGATTAACATCCGTGCAGATGTTGGTTGTCCTGAATTGTTGGCCTGCCTGTTCATCTGTCATGTTCTCAGAGTAAACAGTAAAACGCATTTTGTAATTTCCAAAATTGTCTTTAACTTCTTCTGGTAAATCTTTGTAGTATTTGTTTGATACATCATATTTAACACCATCGATAATAGTCTCGGTGTATGAACCAGTCTTGAATTTACCTAGAATGAAATCACGAATGGCACGCTTACGGTGTCCGCCATCGACTGAGCGATATTTGAAAGTGGAAGACTGGCGCATTTCTTCAGTTAATGTGCGAAGTTTTAATTCTCCAAAATCATAACCTTGCATAATACAATTAATAATACCTTGGCGTTTTGACATTGATTCAATATCTGGTCTTTGACCAATTGGATCGGTATCAATTCGTGCTTTGGAAGTTTCGTTTAGATGGTTGCTGAAGAATTGTGAGATGGTCATCTCAACATTATTCCAACTTAAAGATTGGGCTTGTGTGTTTTGTTTCATTTTGTATCCTTAAAAAAGTTAATATAAAGTTTTTGTCTAAAAAGACGGGTTACTGCTACTACAGGTGCTACTATACTACAACTACAAAAAACTGTCAACCACAAATTGCATATGTTGCTAAATCTTGCCAGTTGCCGTTAGGATTAGATTTACGAATTTTGGTAACTTGAATGAGTGTTCTCAATGATAACTCTTTAACATCATCAACCAGACTAGCAATCAAGTCAATAGCATCAGTCTTGTGCTGTTGGTCAAAGTCTGGCATAAATGATTGCTCAGTCAATAGATGACGCATACGCTCGACTTTCTGCTCTTTAGTCATAGTCAAATCAACGGACAATGAGCGAGAGATAATCGCTTGGTCTAATTGATTAGATGAGATATTGGAAATGAATACAACACGGCCTTTGAACTCAAATGATGTTGGCAAATCTTCATCTTTGATGTCAGCACGCCATGAGATAATACGCTTAGAATAAGAATCGAGGGCGCCTTTGAGTAGATTCAATGAAACGGAATCTTTTAATACGCTGTCACAGTCATCAAATACGATAACGCTATTGCGGTTCTCATACAAGATACGATACAAACCTTTAGGTGTAGAATAACCTTTGATGACCATGAAAGCATTTTTTGGTACACCAGCACCGACTTCGAACTCGTCAAGCACGGACATATCTTTGAAGCCGGCATTCTTGAGTGAAGTGGTAACAGTATGAGATTTACCAAGACCGCCAGGGCCGGTAACTACAACAGAAGCTTGGTCGCCTTTTGCTAACATAGTAACCATGTCTGAAAGAAAACCAAAACGCTGATTGATTGAGAATTTGGAAGTTGATACAGAAACTTCAGCGACCGGCTGTGTGGACTTAAGCATACGCTCAAGAGCACGCTTATTGGCACGGCTAACAGTTTTGCCATTGATTACTGCTTGATATTTTCCGTTTACAAATGTAATTGCTGACATAAAATCTCCTAATGAATAAGCGTCCATTATATCAAAATTGGACGGCCAGTCAAGTGATTTTTGAGGGCTGTTGTTTTAAGACAACAGTTTTAGAGCGTCTGGAGAGAGTTTTAGGACAGCGGAGGGTTGGACTATGGGTAATAATACGCCATCGTTCCTGACTGTATTGGTGTTTCTATGACCATATTGGAGGGCGCCAGAACAACCCTCTGTCTGGTACTGATTCTTATTATTAGGCAGGTGTCTATTTTCCCACCAATAATAATTATCAAAATATGGATGAGTTGGACTTATTTTCATAGGTAAATGAAAGCATAAACCAAAACGAGGCCACAAACCAGAACTGTCATAGTATAGAGTCCGTCATTTTTGTTAGAAAGTTTTTTAGGTTCCATCCACATATGTATATAAAAAAATGCCAAGGCCGAAGCCTTGGCTAAAGTCTCAAAAAGGAGAGAGTTAAACTGTTTCAGGTACTTTTACTGGTTGAATTGGTGCACAAGTTGTTGCTGGTGTTGCAACAGTTGGTGCTTTCTTAGCAACTGGTTGAATGAAGCGTCCGTTCTTGTCGAACTGTTCAAAATTAACCAATTGATAAGCGGTCACTTTACGACCAGTCTTGTGAACTTTTACAATGCCGCCATCACGACGGATATTGTAAATGTTGGTAGAGAGGCGATACAAGACTGCTTCTTGGTCGGTGCCTTTGAATACTGCTGCAATTTCGTCAGGACTCACAGGTTTGCCAGATAACAAAACTTGTGTAATCTTTTCGTGACGGTTTACTTTGCCTTTGCGAACTGTTAATGCCATGGTTTATTTCCTTTTCAATTAAACATAATATAAATTTACTACTGTTGACCATTCTACAGGTATTCCAACCATTTGTCAAGCGTCCTCTGGTTGTTTACCACTTTCTACCAGGTGATACTATGACTGCCACTTGGTTTATACGGAATTCTGGAAATTGTTCTTTGAATTTATCCGCCGCTTCGTAAGCATCATCAGCCCCCATCGTATAACATCTTGACATTGGTATATTATCATCACGGTATTCTATCAAATACAGTTTATTTTCAACACTCATTCTTCCATTTCCTCCAAAGCATCCAATGCTTCAATGATACACGAATCAGCACAACTCATTAAACTTTCAATTTCAGGATGAGTGTGTTCTGGTGTTATTTGTAAACCATTGGACATTTCGGTACTCGCCCAATGGTAAACATCCGAAAGCAGGCTTTGTGCCTGTTTTAATTTTTCAATCATTTCTGCGTTTGTCATACATATTCCTTTTCATCAATAACCCAGCCTTCGGCACGCAGTTGAGCACGGCCTTCTGGTGTTTTCTTCAAATTATCCATATCCATATGGATTGTGCTAATGGCTTCGATTAACCATTCACGGTCAATCCATTGTTGATTGGTTGCAAAACGAGGACGATATCCATAAAAGTCTTTATAGAAATCCGAGAAATAACTCTGCAATTCATCTAATTCCATACTATCAAAATGACTCATATTAAATTCCAAAAGGTGAAATGGTTTTATAATCGCCAGTCAATACATTGCCACGAGCAAAGTTTTTTGCCGGTGCTTTCCAGCTGGCCGATTTAAGAATATCGCCATTCTTGAATTTGCCTTGGTCGCCAATCACAACAAATGAATGGGAACTCATTTGTGTGCCGTGAACCGTTTGGCTAATGATTTTGACATATTTCTTGCCGGCTTCAAATACATATTGTGTATCGCTACTAGGGAATCTGGCATACAAGGATTTCTCCAGATGCCTACAATACTCGCCAATGGCATAATCTAATTCGCTAAATGCTCCCATATTAAACACTCCTCAAGTTAAGCACACGAAAATCAAATTCCATAAAACTGATTTCATGTGGTACATAGATGATTTGGCCGATACGGTTATCACGGCTTGCTTCAGTTTCCACATCGCCAGTAAACTTGTCAGCAGTTACAGTAATCTTATACGCCAGATAGCCAAGGTCGGTGCAACGGTCATTTTCAACCACGCCTTCGACATAGGCATCACCACGACCTGCCATTGGCATAAAATCATAAGCACGAATAGTATCACCGATTACTGCTTTATTAGAATGTTTCATATTAGCCCTTAATATCAAAATGTTGTTTAATCAATTTAGTACCAAAATCCGAACCACAAGCGTTGATACATTCCTGTATAATCAATTCTGCCAATTTTTCAGCACGACCTGCTATTTCAGGTGCCACATAACCGGCTTGAAGCATGAGTTTTTTAATTTTTTCGTTCATATTATATCCTTATATCAATTTAAGCAACCATTTTATCATACCACCTGGTAACTGTCAAGTGGTATTGTAAAAAAGTCTTGAAAGTGTTGTTTCTATACAACGTAGTCAATAATTAACAGTTTTTTAAGTGTTTCAATTAATTCTGCATTCACCACTTACCTCCAGTTTTGTTAATATCAATATCAATATTTTCGCCATCATCATACAGACCACGCTCACGGCATTCCGCTTCTAATTCATCCATATTAAAACTTTCATAACCTCTGAAACCATGGTAAAATATTTGACTAATCCATTCGGTACTGTTATAATGCTCATTTTCAATAAACACTCTATCAATATCATCTGCTATGAGAGCTTCTATCATTTGACTTTTATTCATTTTCTTCCTCCGCCATTTCTTCTTCCCACTCACGAATATTGCCTGAAATATAAAACATTTCATCTAATGCTTCAGGCAACTGGTCTTCCACTTCATCAGCGGTTAAACCACCAAGGTCATAATACTCATCATAGCCATCTTCGAATATACCACAGAATTGCATGCCAGGCTCATAGTAATACGCTCTTACCTGAAAACCTAATTGCTCTAATGCGATATAAGCATTGATAGGTGGTGCCCATGCTGAATCAAATGACATGGTTAAACTATTTTCACCATGCTCGGTGAAAATTGCATCGTCACCGCCGACATCCCACTTGGTACCCCATTCATTGATACAGAAATCGTACCATGTAGCATAACCGTGCTTTTCTTCGTTTGCTTTGACCTTCGCTTCTAACTCAATTTGCTTTGGATCGTTATCATCACCTACACGACCCGCTACAATTTGTAATTCAGGCGGAACAGGTATAAACTCGTTTAGAAACTCACCACGCTCAAATGCTGATTTAGCACGAGCAACCATCTCTTTATCTTCGTGGTATAATTCAACCACATTATTGCACCAATTAGGAATAGTCCGTCCCTACCTTTCAATATTAAAATAAATTTATAAAAATAACTCTTTACACCAATTTGGCATATAAATAATCATATGAACTATGAAAAAATATACCATTCTTTAATACAATCACGATTACAACTTAACAGAAAATTCTCTGTTGGTTGTGGTTTAGAAAAACACCACATTATACCTAAAGCTTTAGGTGGTTCTAACAATAAAGATAATATTATTGTATTAACACCTAGAGAACATTGTATTGCTCATATCTTACTTTCTAAAATGTATTCAGGCGTAGCAAAAGCTAAAATGTGCTACGCTCTAATTGCATTAACAAAACTAAGAAACAAAAACCGTACCGCTATTACCTCACGACAATATGAAAATCTCAAAAAAGCACACAACAAAGCTTTAATGGATCCAGATTATCGTGCATTACGCTCAGAGAATACTAAAAAACAATGGACGCCTGAACGCCGTGCATCCGTATCTCAAAAAACTAAACTACAATGGGCAGAACCAAATAGCGAAAAACGAAAATCTTTTGGTTCTACCGAATATAAAACTAAAAAATCACAACAAATGAAACAAAGATGGCAGGATCCAGAATACATAAAATTAAAATCCGAACAAGCCAAACAACAATGGATAAAACAAAAAACTGAACCGAAGTGACCACATCACTAACTTATTTTAACAACATACTTAAGCTGCTTCCATCATCATTGTTGGATACTTTACGAAACCTGTCGTATCTTTCTTTGCTTTACCTTTAGCATATAGACCAACAACCACTTGCTTAGGATCTAAGAAGCGTAAATCGCTCTCGTCACCGTTAAACACAGGTAAACCCATAAAAGAATCAGGCATTGCTTCTGTTTTCTTCAAACCAAACACAACAGCAATATTATAACCTTGATGTTTCGCTAATAAAACATCTAAGTTATTGCCATCTGCCGCCGAGAATGTCAAATGATAATTAGGAATGCCAGACACTTTACGACCAAGAACCTTCGAGTAATCATAGAATTGAATGTTAGGGAATGCCTCAAAGATATTAACAAAACGCATATTACCTACTTGTACCTCATACTTTTCCCATGATAAATCGCTAGTGCCATTCAAACGGAATACAGGAGTAAGACCTAAACGAGCAGATTGCTTAATTGCCAATGTAATGTCAGCAACCAATAACCTCATGAATTCATTACGATTTTCAAAAAATAACTTAGTTTTACGAATCCTTGCTTGTTGAATAACATTAGTAGATTCACCACGCTTAAACATACCGCCACGACCTGCAAGATTCAAACAAGCAGCAGAACAACCAACGGTACGCTTAGGGCATACCTCACGACCAGATAAGTCAGCCGGTGCTAAGTGTAGAATATAAGTATTAAAACCATATTCCATGCCTTTGAGCACTTTAGGATTACCAGTAGATAATAATTTCATAACAAACCTTTCACATAATTAAATAATACAACCATTTTATCATACCACCTGAATATGTCAAGTGATATTGTAAAACTGTCGTAAAAAAACAACGATACCTTAATCCTTTAATACATATTCAACAAAAGCGTACCGACCAGTATCCTCACCATACATATCAGCAAACATATGAGCATTCCTCTCATTATTGAATTCCGCTACAACCTCACCTGATAAATTCATTACTATAAACATATAATTTCCTTGTAAAGTGTCAAAAAGTGTCAAAAAGTAGCAGGAAGTGGAAAACCTCGCTGGCTCTGTCGCTTACCAGTGCTAAACCATAAGTCTTAATTTCTCCACATGATTCTCCAAGAAGATCCAAAGAGAACCAGACAGGTTTCCACATCTACCTCTAGTATGTTCGGTATACTGAAAATCTCTCAGCATACCGTTTTAAGCAGGTACTTTGCTTATTTGCCCAAGAGCGATTACCTGCACCTCGGGGACCTCTATACCTTATACGATACTTGAATTCACCCTTAAAAGATTTTTTGAAATCTTCTAGCAACACTATGGGTATATTCTTGAACATTGCCCGAGTACCTTTGCTTCTATATAACTTGTAAAATATATCTTGTCTACTATACATATTAACTCACCTTGTTTAATGAATAAAGTTTAGCACCTACATTGTAAATAGCATCTAGCACTTCTTCGTCATCTATTGAAATTTCATGCTCACTTAGGGCGTCATAGATAATATCCAAGTCAGCATCATTTAATTCTACCGAAATCTCGGGTTTGTTGGTTTCTACTCGAACCAGTTTATAAGTAATCATAATTTTCTCTCTTTCATTTAATTTAACTAATACATCTATCATACAGTATTCTAGGAAATAGTCAATAAAATACTGTATGATAGTGTATAAAAAACAACACTATCGAAAAAAGCTTATACAGCTTTCTTAGCAGCAAACTTAGCAGCTATCTCATTAGCTTCAAGCATATCTAAAGTGGTAACTGTACCTTTACTTGGTTTCTTGTTAGCTTTGATAGCTAGACGGCCAACGGGTTGCGTTTTGTTGAGCAGCTTTTCTAACTTAGCTTTAGCTTTCTCAATTGCAGCTTGTCTACGAGCTTCTGCGTTTTCAGCTTTCTGTAGCTTCTGAGCCACTTTAGATTCTCTCACAAGCTCAGCATGGGCTTTGATATTCTCTTTAAGAGTCTTGAGCATAGCACGCTTTTCGGCTAATGTTAAAGTAGACAAGTCAGCAGGTTGAAATGGTGTAAACATATAATTTTCCTTTAATTAAACAATATAAAAACAATAATAAAATATAATACTAAAATAACACTAAAATTTAAAAACATTTTTTTGAATCTCTCTTAATTTCTTACTATAAGACCATTATACAGATATTCCATAAAATGTCAAATGCTATTTTAACCTATTTTACGCAATTCCATCTATATGATTTTATTAGAGATTTTTGCCATAATACTTGAGTAAAATGGTCGAGTATTCGGGCCCATAGAGAGAGTTTGGAGCAGCTCTGGAGTGAGTAGGGGCGAGCAGCTGGAGAGGGGGAGGGGGCCCTTCGGCAGATAGTGGTGGCAGGGCTCGGAGTGGTGCCGAGTGGTGTTGTGTGGATACAACGGGCTAAGCTATTGATTTATAAAAAAAAGCCCTCCATGGTCAAACTCTTTATTCCTAATATTTTTTTTCTACCAGGATTCAGTATCCACGAAATTTTTTCCAGGAGGGTTTTTCAATTCCTATTTTTTTTCTGGAGGGGTCCAGTCAAGTTTATACTTTTTTACCTTAAGCAATAGTTTAGGGAAGCTATTGTCGGTTTCTTTAAGAGTACCATTGAGCCAGAATTGAAAGGCTCTACCTTCTTTCTTATACTCAATCAAGGTGGTTTCGGTGGTTTTCTTCATAGTCTTGTTTAACTTGCATATACACAGCCCACACAAAGATGAATGGTGTGATTGGAATGGATAGAATACACATAGTAATAAACCAAGTTAATTCGAGCCAATATTGGAGTTTCTTTTTCATTATTCCTCTACACCATCTTTGAAATCAGGCACTTCTTCATCTTCTACAATATCATCTTCATCAAATGGCCATGGTGCAGAGGTTTCTTCCCAATCTTCTGGTTGATTGAGTATTTGTGATTCTATCATTTATAATCCTTTCAATTAAATCCTAAAAGTTTATATAGTATTCTTTGATACCATTTTGGTGTTTCTTTGAGGCCTACAGTCATTCCGCCAATCTTGATTTCTCCTATGGAATCAGCAATCTTAATTTCTAATTGAGAAGAATTAATCGTGGTGGTTCCCCATGGTTGGTTAACCCCAGCAAATGTCAATCCTGTATCACCATTTGAAACCATAAAAGGAGATTTATCTTTCGGTTGTTCTGGTCTATCTAAGTCTAGGCCTAACTGAATGGCGTTATGAGGCCACAAAAACTCCATTTCGAGTTGCTTGGGGTCTTTGTATGGCGCATCATTCCAAATATCTTTGTAAAAGCCATTGGTTAATCTTTCGGTGAACATAAGCGCTGGAACCTTTCCAAAAAGCTTAGAGTGTTGCGTTGTCGAAGATTGCCACTATGTCATCTTGTGATATAATGTAATAATCTTGGTCCTCATACTTGGTCTTGGTGGCTTTGTTCCAGTCGGCTAATACGATATCATTGAGTTGGACTTCATCAACCTCGTTACCAATAGCAACTACTTGGCCTTTGTTGGCGGCTTCACGGTCAGCTTGAACAAGAACGATACCACCTTCGGTGATTTTTTCTTTTTCAATGAGTTTAAGTATAAGTTTATTTTTAAGTGGTTGTAGCATGGTATTTCTCCTGTAGTTGTTGTTTCAATTTACGGCATTGTATGATAGTGGAAGTGGGTACATCAGGATGCCAACCACCAATCAAAAGACCTTCTATCTTCTGACAAGTATACGCTGTTGGTTCAGAGGTGTCAAGCACATCCATATGATAAACGAGTAAAGGTACCACAATGATAATGGCAAGAACGGTGAGTAATTGTTTCATATTATAAAATGTCATATTGGAGAGTGATATATCAGTATAAATACTATTAGTAGAAACACTAATATAAAAGGTAAAACAAATGAAATTAATTCAAATTCTAAACAACTTATTTAAAACAAATTTTCAAACACCACTAGAACTGTATATTGCTTCTAAGCGTCCTACTTGTGCTGCTGATGTTGAGAATATTACTAAAGAGTATTTCAATAAATCTTCTACTGGTTACTTTTGTTAATTAAATCTTTAACATTTGCTCGTAGGTATAATTACGTTCCATATAAGATGATGGGTTTTCTAGATAGCAGGCTTCTAAATCCCCTTTTCGTCTTGGCCCATATTCTACGTTGCACGTTATTTGGTTAACATTCATAAAAGTTTTAACAATCTCTTTAGTTGTTCTTGGGTCACCATAAGCAAGATTCTCAACACTCTTTGAAGGTTTGTCAATCGCCTTCACAATAGCACGGCAGATGTCCATAACGTGGACATATTCTCTTACACAAGTACCATCTTTTGTGTTATAGTCATTACCAAATATTGTAAACTTACCGGTATCTATTGAGTTCATAAGATTCAACATGAGGCCTTCTGGATTGGTCGGAGGAAATCCCTCCGTTCCAATCACATTATAGAATCGAAAGATAGTATAATCATAGGCCAACTGTTTCACAATATCTTCAGCACTCCGTTTGGAGTATCCGTAAGGTGAATCAGGATTAGATGCGGCGCCCGTTGAAGCAAAAATAAAGTTATGAGATTCTACATAGTGTAATAGTGAAAACGTGCCATTGACATTTGTATTATAATATTCCCATGCTTTTTTTACGGACTCACCAACACGAACTAAAGCTGCCAAATGAATGATTGTGTGAAACATTTCTCTATCACCACCTCGACCATAAGTATAAAGTGAATTGATATCATCGCAGAAACTTGAATTTACATTTTCACGCATATCAATACCATATAATTGAATGTCTGGTCGAGTATCTTCAATTAACTTCCATAGGTGTTGACCAATATAACCTTTGTGGCCTGTAATCAATACTTTCTTTTTTTTCATTGAGGTAATTGTGCTTTAAAGTGGTTAATCATTTCGTCAAGTAAATTTCTAGCAGTCGGATCGGAAGTCCAACATCGAATCTTTTGTAATCTCCAGAGTATCTCTCTAATGTCCATTATTTAAATATCTTTGACCATGTTTTAAGTTTTTCACGTTTGGCATGTCTAGCAGCATTGACATTTGAATCGGATAGAATACCAGTTTCAATCATCAAATCAACCATACACAACAAGTCACCAACTTCTTCTTCTAATTTAGATTGATTGTTTGGAGTACCTAGAGGCCAGGCATCCTGATAACCAAATCGGAATACTTTAGAAATGGCTTGTGTTACTTCTGCACATTCTTCTTGTGTGATAAGAAGAATCTCATTTAATTTATCATACTTGTCTAACATATCACTCACTTAATAATGTTGGTTTACTACCCGTATCTGTATATATTGAAGCAAACTTAGTTGCCTCTTCTTCAGTCATAAAAACTTTAAATGCTTTTATGGATTCTGGAACACCATAATTTACTTGATAAAACTTAACACCGCCATCATCACCTTCATATATGATGGCTACAGATTTACCTGAATCACCAACAAAAGTTGCTATATCTTTCATGCTATCATTCCTATAAAACGGTTCAATACTACACGATTATTCAAACGATTACCAGTATACTTGCTAAATGCTGATACAAGTCCTCTAGTCGTTTGGCTCTTTACTTCAAATTCTACATCATCATCGGTGTCCATGCCACCAGAGTTCAACATATAATATTCATCGTAACCTGCATTGGTGAATACTGCGTATTTATTTTTACGGAACTCAGCTCTCAATAAATCTTGGTCAACGGACTTAGGTGCATAACGATAACAAGCTTGTCTGAAATCTCTACTAGATAAAACATAGAAACCAACAATGTTACATTCTGTTCTTGCTTTTAACATTTTAAGATAAGCTTGAGTAACATCAGTACCCCAACCACCAGTAACCATTTCTTGGTGTTTTGTTTTTGGGTCACGAATCACAAATATATCTCTTGTTGATTTATAATTTGAACCTCTTCCCTGAAAGAACTCACCTGTTTCTTCTTGTTTTCTCCAAACTCTATTGGTAGAATGTCCTTCACCATCAGTTAGAAATACTGTATTCACAATTTGTAGTTTATACTGTTTCTTAAACTCAGGTATAATTTTCATTGCGGCAATAACTGCTTCATTCAATGGTGTACCACCTAAACTAAAATCGTGTGGACGGTGATAACGATTGGACATTTTCAGTAAAGCAGCACCAGCATAACTAAATTCTGAAGCAGTCATTTTGCTAGATAAGAAATTTAACAACTTAAATTTATCTAAAACAATATCACCTTCTTTTTGGTGAAGCTTAGACATATTACAAGCATTACCATATTCAGTAGAGAAAGCATACACATCAAAAGGAATACTTACCTTTTTACAGAATAAACATAAATTGATTAACTGTTTAATAGTACCGTCTAAGTGTTCATCCATCGAACCAGACCAATCAATAAACATCACAAGACCATGAGATTTACCAGCAGGAACAATAGTTGCTTTCTTAAACAAATCTTCACTAAACGGATAAGAATAAATTCTAGACATATTCAATTCACCAGTTTTAGCAATCGAAGCACGTTTCATCTGGTCAGCATTTTTACGCATCTCAAATTCTTTGGCAAGATACGAAACTACTTTTGCTGAATCTTGACGGAGTTTACGGAAGCCAGGTTCATCAATACCTTCAACAGTATAACCAAAACTATAATATGTTTTTCTGTGGTTGTTCCACAATTCTTTATATGGTACAACTACTTGTTCTAGGTTAACATCAGGAATGTTACCATAATAATATTCATCACCATTATTTTGATATAACTTCTTTTGATTCTCACGGTAAGCTTCATCAGTATGTGATTTGAGTTCTTTACCCTTTTCATAACTGCCTTCAGGTGATTTAGATTTAACATCACTAGAATCTTTTTGGTCACTTTCTTCTTTTTCTTCTTCATTAGAAGGAATAGATTGTGGTTCTTGTGATTTCTTTTCATCAGCATCTGATTCTTCATCTGAATCTTCATAACCAGAGTTATCGAAATCATCAGCATCTTCAACATCTTTTTCATCATCAGGTTCAAGCAATTTTAATTTTTGCTTTTCTTCTTCTTGAAGCTTCATATACTCAGCAACTTTTTTGGCAACTTCAATAACATCATCATATGTAGTTGTAGATTCAATTTGATTAACTAAATCTTTTTCAAAATCATCAAAGATAATACCTTGTGCTGGGCCGCCTTTACAGAAAAGATTTACTTTGTCAATAAAGTTTAGATTGTTGAGATTAGCACCAGCAGTACCAAAGAAATCTTTTTCAATCAACTCGGTATAACCACGGATAAAAGAAGCACGAATACCAGGATACTTGTGTTTGATTTTACGTTCAATACGGGAATCTTCCAATACATTCATTAATGATAGATTTATTCCTAAATCTTTTGCTTTGTTGATACCTTCTTCAGGAGTGTATAAAGCATGGCCAACTTCATGACCTACTAAGAGGTCATAAAGATAACCAGAAATATTCCTATCAAGCATTGGTAAAACCAATACACGATTCTTAACATCAAAATAAGCCGTATCAACCGGCTTTTGTTCTACGATAAGATTTTCTGTTGCCATTAATTTGGCAAGTAGTGATTTGGTTTGTAATAATTCCATATTTTAGAAACCTCTTGTGTTATCAGTAACAACTTCAGTAGTAGTATTAGCAGGTGATTCTACTTTAGCATCAACTTTAGAATACAAGTCTAAGAATGCCTCTTTAGTTTCAGTATCAAA